ATGAAAAAAGACTGGCATACCGCCGATATTATCGCAGCGATACGTAAGAAGAATAAAACGCTGGCATCATTATCCAGAGAGCACGGCTTAAGCTCTTCAACATTAGCAAATGCTTTAACGCGCCCCTGGCCTAAAGGGGAATTGTTAATTGCTCAGGAAATTGGTGTCACACCTGCTGAAATATGGCCCAGTCGGTATTTTGACGAAAATAAGCAGCCTATCAAACAAACCGTCCGAAATGATTTACCAAACAATTCTGATATTACATAAGTTATTTCTATATCCGAAAAAGTAACGACAACTTTTAAATCACTAAGCTAATATAACACGCTGAATTATCAGTTTTTTATTACACTTATTGCCCATTCTTTTAATATCAGAATTGTATTCATAGCTCTATGAAGATGTAAAACAGCCCGCATATTTTGCGGGCGAGATAATTAATCAATAATGTGTTTCAGACCATCAGAACACGAACCCGTAGCGTTGATTGATACCGCATTTAAAAAGGCGTCCCAATGTTATTATGTGTATGACTCGCGGTAAACTACACTAATCTGTTGGCTATCCTCCCATACTACCAGAGCAATAACCGCTTGAACACGGGTTCAAGTCCAGTCGGGACTACCAAATTTAAGCTGTTAGATCAATATATTGGGCCACTTAAACAAGAGTGGCTTGCTTGAGCAAAAGCGGTAAATGTTAAAGGCCACCGGGAGGTTACCCCGATGGCCTTAGCTACGTTTCCGTTACCTATTTCAGAAATGCACGGATCAGCTCTAAAAGCGCGATTAACGCTTTGAGAACGATGATAGCAATGTCAATAAATGCTTTCACCCGTTTGCTCCAGTTAGGAGCACGACTTAACCAGCCATTGCCTTTACGCTGCCTGTCCGACTGGCCCTCATCTTGTGTTAGCAGGAGAATATCGCGCTCTGACCGAGGCACTGAATCAGCACCACCTGTACTCAGCCAGGACTTGCGAAAACTTGCGTCAGAGATACACAGGTCAGAACGCTACCCCAAACTAACAGCCATTGATTATAGGTTTATTTTCAAATGATTCAATCAATTAAAATGATGAGTAGATAAAAATAAAAAACCAACTGGTGAGGTTGGTTTTTTAATTTTACCCTTGGATAGGGCGGTTTGTCTTTGTGCTATACGAGATTGGTAGCCTCGGTTCTAGCGCGACATTCTCCTGCTAACACAATCAGTCTACACCTTAAAAAAGGTGTTATCAACCTATGTCATAGCGTAAAAAAGCTCATATAAATGGGATGATATTCAACCAATCACAGGCGAATATTTCTGTTTCAGCCCATCCGATTTATAAGCCGTGTTCCTTATCGCGCTGGCGTTCTCCGGCGTGCCTGTGTTGTGGTGAGTATGGGCGGCAATCTGTTCCGCCAGTGCTTTAACCACATCCAACGTCTCTAACATCAAGGTCATGACATTGATTTGCTGGCTGCCCACCCAAACCACGGGCGCGATGATTTCTTGCCTGGCTCCGGCGATGCTCTGCTTAAGCAGGCCAATTTTCTCTATCAGCTTTTGCCCAACTTCAACATTGGCCTCTTTCCCCACACTGGCAACGAAATTTGATGATGTCGCCACACTATAGTCACCGTCTGAGATTTGCTGGACAGCGCCCGCCAATAGCGTAGACGTGCCCAAAACCGTGGTTTTATCCGTAGCCTGTATCGTGGTTTCCGGTGCGACTACGTTACGTGTTTCCGTGTCTGCCCTGACTTCACGGTGCATGGACGATTCATTAATGATCTGGTCAGTCTGACGAATCCAACTCCCCTCCTGCGTCACTCTCTGCGAGACTTCCGCCCGCTGCTGCTGCAATTGCTCGCCTGGCTTGATATCGGGCAAGGTATTGCCCTAGCTTAATGTCTGCCGGATAAAGGGCTTATCCGGCCTGCCTGCCTCAAAAGCAATTTCAACCACCGTTCCGACTGGCGGATATTGAAACAGACCGGATTCACTGCCCGCCATCGGCAAAGGCAGCGGGACAGCGTGGTAAACAGGGACAGCGGCATCCTGACCATCATTATCTAGCAATTGAACATCAACCGCATAGCGTGGCCGGAATGGGTCGGAAATATCACCGCTAACCGTGCTTTCGGTGTGTGCCTCAATGCGGGCAAATTTGGGTAAGTGCAACCCTGCCGACAATTCGGGGTAGACGGCATCAATCTGGCGCTGCATGGGCGTTCTGGTCTGAGACTGACCGATCAATTCGTTGATGGCTTCCCATGTAATCACCATGTTTTCATTGTTCAGATTAACTTTGTTCAGCCGGTGCTGATTGACTACCACACCTGGGCGCAATGATGGGATCATGGGAATAGTCATCGCATTGCCTGCGGACTGGCGCTGGCTAAACTCATTGGGGATTTCCACATGTTTCCCCGCAAACATCGAATGCACCCCACTGCCGACATAAACCGAACCATCCGGCAATTGATACCAGAGATAATCCTCAATCGAAAAAACCTGCCCAAGATTAGCCAGCAACTGATAGCCGGTACCATAATGGGTAAAATGCGGGATGGGTGTCTCCGTATAAGGGGCATCCGGCAATATGAAGGTCAGTCCGCTGTGTTCCTGCAACCAGCCCACAATCTGGCTCAGGGTTGGATGCTGAAATGAACACGGCCATAATCGGTCAAACACGCCGACCAGCTCTCGCACGAACAAACGCTGGTAACCGTTTTGGGCTGGCTGTGAGCGTTCCACATAGCCCGTGAACCAGCGCAACACCAAATCCGTGTAACCCACATCCAGCCGCACCAATTTTCCAGTGTAATCGATTGTCGTTTCCGCCGTGATAAAACCCCGGCCACAGGATGACAGTTCCAGCATAATATTAGCGTCAACCAGATGAATTTCATCGCCAGAAAGATAGAGCCGGTTAATCGGTGTCATTATTTGCCGGGTCCTATTTTGTCATTAATCGGTTTCAATACTTTTCTTTCAAACCAGCTTAATTTTTCCGGCGCTTCTTTTGCTGCGGCTGCGCCCTGACCTGTTTGCTTTTTGGCCTGAATATTATCAGCAGTGCGGGCGTCCCGGTTCTCGGCAACAGATAAATGTTCACGCAAAGTAAATGTGACCTGCCATGCCTGTTTACCGTCGATTTTGCTGGCATCAAGGGTATGGGTGAATGTCCCGATACGAAAATTGATAGCACCTGCGGTCAGGTTAGCGACACGATAACGTTTCAGATTTCCCTTATCTTTGGCCTCCGCCAGTGCAAACAGGCGTGACAGCGTTTTTTGCTCAGTAAACGGAATGATCCCCGTAACACGTAACTCCTTGGGCTTAATGCCTTGCTCCGCTACGGCGGTACTGGATGACTGGCCGCTTTGGTCTGTGTCCTGAAATACCACCGATGGGGTTACGGTCAGACTTTTTAATGGTATGGCCTCGCCATCAAGGGCGAGTGTGATAATTTGGCTCATTGTGTAGCATCCTTTCTAATGCGCTAATATCGTCCCCGGTAAATAGTGTCGACAGCGTGTAAACGGCGTCCTGTTCAGGGATATCCTGACGCAATTTTTCGGCCAGAAATGCACCATTCCCTTTCTCTGAGAATACCCAGACACCCGACGATTTGTCTCTGACGCCATTCAGGGCGGCAGTGACTTGTTGTAAGGCGTTCTGTCTTGCCGTGGTGAAGTGTGTTAATTGCGATTTCAATCCCGCAATACTATTGCTCACACTGGCCTGTGCCTTCGCCTGCTCAACCAATTGCGCATTCACGGCCAGGCGGCTGGTCGATGTTGAAAACGGTTGAGGCAGAGGCAAACCGCCCCCCGATCTCCCAGGCAATTGCATTTTGGTGATCGCCAGACATTCCGCTGTCTTTGCCATACGGGTGACCTGAGAAAATACCGGCAACGGCAACACCGCTGAAAATTGGGTTAAATGTTGTATAAATTCATTATGCGTTTTCGCGCAGATCATGAGTACAACGGCGCTTATGTTTCCAGCGCCCCTGATTTTATTTGCCAGATAATTGATGGCGTTTGCCGGACTCAGATAGCGACCGCTGTCCGTTTTATGTCCGATGCCGTATACGAACGGATGGACGGATAGCATCGAGCAATGCATCCCCGCCATATTCGGGGAGATGCGCATCATTTTCCGTTGCCAGTTCATCACGCGGGTTGCTCAGGCCAGTTGATACCGGGGGCAGTTGAAAGATCTACCCGGTTCACCCGCACACGATATTTTTTCCATTCTACGAGTACTGATTTTTCGGTATCAGTGGCGATATCCAGATCAATGGCATCCTGTAAAGGCTTAATTGCCGCATCGGCCTGCTGCTGTAGCGAGATTTTTTGCTGCTCAGCCTGTTCAATTTGATGAGCTTTTAGGGCTGATTTATCTGTTACCCATTGCTTATTCTCCCACTTATCAAAGGGAGTTTGGGGTGATTGCAGGGTGAGATTATCTGGCAACACGCCGATGGCGGTAATATTGATCGGCCGGCCTGTATCGGTTGCATACGCCGTTTTACCCCGATAGTCAGGCACATGTCGCCAGGATTTTTCATCTACACTACGACAAATCGCAATATCATGAGTGTCAGGTAATGCGGGCGCATCCAAATACGCATTAGCGGCAACAGAAAAACCTCGTGGCACCAGATCCATATCGGCCCCAATATATTCTCGTGTTTCAGGATGACAACGATAAACCGCCACCCATCCGCTAACAATGGCTAACCCATCATCATCAAACCGGGCCATTTGAATATCTGCACTGTATTTAACCATTACTTTACCCTCGTAATATAAATCACTGATTTGTTGACAGGTCGGTTTTCATTTGCTGTCGGGACCACTCTCGACGCGTCAAATGTCCATGAAATCACCCCACCACCGGCACCGGCTGCGCGACCGCCTGCCTTATACCGGTAGCTGAATGCACCAGACGCGTTGCTCCCGCTCTCAATAGTGGGATTACCTAATGATCCCGTGATATTTCTGATCGCGTCCCCCTGAACACTCCCTAACGAACGACCGGAATCTAAACCGCGTCCTCTATCCAGACCACGCTTAAATAAGCCTCTGTCATCAGGTAATTTCAGATCGGGAAAAATTTTGGCCAGCTCAGGGTAATCTGCCGCACGGAATGAGCGTCCCTCATTGGGTTCATATCCGGCGGGTATCGGCGCAGCCGAATGCCATTCGATAGTGGCGCCAATAGGAATACCCATCGTCATCTTTTGCTCTACGGTACCGTTAGCGTTGAGAAATCGGGTGTGCAACTGTGCATCGGCATCAATCCAAATTTGCCCCGTGTCACCCCCTACTCCAATACTCACCCCTTTGGCCCATCCATTTTCCCGACCACAAGAAAACGGCCCCGAATAATGCCTGTCCGGTAGCGCAGTCATATAGGTAGTCTGGTGATAGGCTCCAACATCACCCGCCATCAAATTGATATCAGACAATAGCGATTTCCCGTTAATTTTCCTGTCATTGGGTACAGCATTCCTTGNCCGTTCGACGGTTTTCCACTGGCTGACCAAATTGCCTTGATAGCTAAAATCCGCATAAACACGGGTATCACGCAGGTGGTTAAGCGTTTGGTCAAACACCAATTCACCCCGCAACCCGCCAACATAAGCCAGCCCTTTTTTTACCGTGTATTGATCACCACTGCGAACCACGGAAAACCCATCACCGAAAAAAGCCGCCTCACCGTAACTGTCAGCATTAATCAGGCGCTGCATTTCATCGATGCCAGATAAACGGGCGGTAAAATCAATCTGCCAGGTTTCCGCCGTGGTCGTGATAGCGGTCTCTTTAGCTGCCCCGTCAAACTCCAGCAAGAAAGAACGGGTGAGTACATTTCCCTGTAATCCGTTCGCGGTCTTAATTTTTTTCTGAGTTGAGGCGTGGGTAATCATGCCAATAATGCCAGAAGCCTTATTTATCAGGCTAATCCAGTTAAAATCAAAATGACCGGCTTCCGTTCCCAATGTGACACTGTAGGTGTAGGCTACCGCGTTTTCGCTCGCTAACCCTGTTTTGTTCACAGCCTGACGATGCACAATATGACTTTCGGCAGGTAATTTCTCATCGCGATTAATGGCAAGAGCGGGATCTAAATCCGGCACATAAGCAAAAACAAATTCATCCAAAACCACGGGCTTTCCCGCCGCAGCCTGCTGCGCTTTCCATTTTTCAAAGTCTACGGTAATCACTGATGCCATATTATTTCCTTATAATGATGCACCGTAGGTCATATTCGGTGCGGTAATCGCCTTTAAACTGGCGCAATCAAAAACGGACTCCCCCGACATATAACCCACTTTTAATAGCAGGGGCTGCGAGGACATGGCCGCGTAATAACAGCAATATTCCGCGCCCAAACTGCCCACACGCATAAGCAGTTGATTTTTTGTAATCACTTCAAAACGGTAGCGTCGGCAGGTACGGCCGTACTGACGAATAATGTTCATCAGCAAATCAGGATGCTCGGCTATTTGGCCGTCACTGATCCGCAAAATAATCACATCCCAATCTATCCCTGGCTGACGTTCCAGTACTTCAACATGGCCGACCCCTAAACGTTCAAAGATGGCGATAAATCCCGCGACACTGCCCGCCTCTCTGGCGTTAATAAACGCGTATTTCACACGCTTACGAAATAATGTCAGCGGTTCACCATTAAAACGCTGGATGTCCCGCTGATAGGCCAACATCGGCAGTAATTCCGCCGAACAAGTTTCCGCGTCCAATTGTGCTAACGGCCATGTCAACCAGCGGTAAATCATTAACCAGAACTCACGCGCGGCCCAAAGCAGTTTGGCGGGTTCTCCCTTATCCATCCATGAGGGCAGCGCCAGCCGCTTGAGTCGTTCCCTGAATTCAGACATGCTTCACCTCAATTATCAGTGATTGCAGTCTGGGCACACTCAAATCACTGAGAATGTCATCCAATGAAAATGACAAAGATTCAATTTCGGTAAATTCACGGTGAATTTCACGCCCTAAGTTCGAAAAAGAAAATCGAGAGTACGGCCTAATGCTTGTCAGTTAAGATAATTATGAATGCCGTAACGGATATCGTTGCGGCTTTTTTTCACTGCCCGTGGGTAATGCCTTTCCCTTCTTACTGGCAGCACAAAGCTTTTAGACATATCAAGCAACTGAGACATAAACTGAGGTATTTTTCCAGGAGAGACTCGGGGTAATAGGCTCAACTGACCTGTAAGATAGAGGCAAGCCTGCTTAAACCCTATTTGGTAAGGTTCTGTTCCTTTCTGGCTATACGCCATCTGAGTCATCATAAAACGCAGCAAATTGTACGCCAGTACAACACCCCACAACTCCTGCTCGATAAGCTCCGGTTTTTTACTTCTCAGAGTCAGCTCGTTTTTCAGCCTATGTTGCTTCATTTCCCTGAACCCGTGTTCAATTTCCCAACGATATCCATACAGCTCTGCAATGTCAGCTTTCGGGTATTTCTGCGGATCTGTCATTGATGTTAGTATATAAACTATTTTATTTTTGATTGTCTTACACAGTAGTCTCGCTGTCAGCGTGGCTGGGGCATTTGCCCATTTTTTTCTCGCTTGAGGTGATAATGTCAGTTCAACGAGTTCATCGTTTTTACCTAGTTTACGTACCACCTTGTATTGCGCGCCTTTTCTCAGTGGTAACATCCCGTGTTTTTCTGTACCCGATGACTGCCAGTGATGCAGAAGTCCAAGCGCATAAAATCCTTTATCCATAATAGTTAGCGTATGCTCAGATGTTTGATTGGCCAGACGAGCTGCAAGGTCAACCTCGCTGATAGCAGATACACTGCCGAAGGCAGCACCAGCCAGTAAATGGCTTGTCACCTCCATTTGGCAGACCATCCGAAGCTGCGGCCATTCAGAAGATGAATGTGCATTCGCTGTCCGACCAAAAGCAGCATCATTTTCTGGTGTATCTGGTGTACGCCAAAGTGTTCCGTCCAATGCCATCAATGTGAGTCCATTCCAGTGAGATAGGGGTGTTTTTTCAAACCAGAGTCGGCTTGTTTTTTCAAAAACTTGTTTTATGACATCAGCGCCGAGCCGCTGACGAGCCTGAACCACGGCACTGGGAACAACAAAAGGACGCTTGCCGGGAAGAAGTATATCCAGATGAGAGACAATCTGATTCATGGACAGAGAGCGAAACAAGGCCATTCCAGTAATCGCCCAGACCATCATTTCCATCGGAAGCCTGCGTTTACGAACAGTTGCAACGCCAGTATCGACTAGGCATTCGTCAATAATCTCAGGTGAAAGAAGGTCGGAAAGAGCAGAAAATTCTTCCGGTGTATAGTTATGGATAGTCTCAAGAGCTTGGCTGAGTAGCATAAAAAAATCCGTAATCGTTATAAGTTACGGATTCTTACATAACCACTGGATCGGTCAACTGATCCTTAACTGATCGGCATTAAGAGTACGGCCAAGTTTTTTTCACGTGATATTCCCTATTTTCCCGAAAAGAGCAGCGGATCAGGTTCTCAACATCCGTTTTTAATGTTGTTACCTGTTCCTGGCTGTAGTTTGCCAGATTTGCCACAAACAGCGTGACAGATAATTCATAATGCGTTTCGGGCATCGGCAGACACTGCATATCATCCCCATGCCCATGATGCCCCTGATGGGTGATGTAATCGTTCACCGCCTCAATAAAGGGCTGGCTGATGACCCCAGAATCCAGCAACAAATAGGCGTTTGCCGTTCCGGCGCCACGAGGCGCATCATGCAGGAAAAAAATGCGGTCAATGCTCAAACCTGCCACAGCGGCAATCATGCCACGGTAAACCGCATCAGTATGATAGTTGCCTACCCAGTTATATTGGTTACGGCAGCGGTCGCGCAAATCATCATCTGATTCGGCATCTGAACCAGGCGTCAATAGCCAACCCTCTTCATTCTGTACTCGCTCAATGCCGGACACTGCCACAGGCAGGATACGAAAATAACCGGGGGCAAAGTTGAAAGCACCGCCTGCGGCTTCTGCTCTAACAGGCAATAAGGCACTGAACACATTGTCGGCCATCACTACGCTTTCCGTGGTGCTGACGCGATAGATTTCGCCATTAATACGTTCAGTCTGGATCACCGTTCCGGCGGGCACGGTCACCATCGATGCCCCTGCGGTTTTATAGAAGCGGAGCACACCCTGCGCAGCGGATGCGGGTTTACGTTTCAGGTTGACGCCCCACGCAAACATATCCAGCCATGTGCCGGATGCGGTCGCCAAATACATATTTTTCAGGGTGACATTAATTAATGCCGCTTTCAGCCATAACACTGGGCGCGTCACTAGGGTGTTAATCAGCCGCCAAAACGGAGACATTTTCGACGTGTTGGTGACAAGCCCCGCCTCATCCACAACTTTAGCAAAGGCGGCGCTGATTTCGGCCTCGGTGGTCGGCATCCCACCATCATGTAACACCTTTTCGTAATCAATCGTCGGTTTAGTTTCCACTGCTCACACTCACGTTAATACGGCCAAAATCATAAGTTTCGGCGGTTATCCATAACTTAATCCGTGATTCTTCATTAATGATGACCGTTCCCGGAATAATCCGTTCATCGTCTTCGACCAGTATTCCTATCTGTGTGTGAATGTCTGCCCGTAATGTTGGGCTGCGTTCGGCGATAAGTTCAGTTGCCAGACCACTTTCAATAATAGCGTGTACACAATCCTGACAGATAGAAACACGGTTATGACAGAAATGCGGTTCATTCCCTGAATTAAGTGTGAAATTGCGCTCACTAATGAATAAATCAATGTATTTCGGCTCATCCATGTGCCACTTGTTCCCATTCCGTTAATTGCTCCGGTGTCATCCCGTTGGAAATATTCAACGTCACATTTTCAATTCGGCGACTGTTATCATTGATGGTCTGTGAATGGGTTGTTATCCCTTTTATCAGGCCATTCTTACCGATACCCTGCTTTTTCCCGCCCGTTAATACACGCTCGTTTTCTGGCGGTTCAATCGCTTGCACAGGCTGGATCATGGCTTTAGGTTGCCCCTGAAAAATACCCTTGGATTGGGTCATCAATTTGGGGGGATTTTCCCCCAGGCCCATATTGGGAATCGTCGCTTTTCCCATTGGTTCAGCGACGGTTTTTTCAATGGCCTGGGTTTCAATATTAATACCGGGAATATCATTTAATTTATCGACAATCCAATGGTAGCTGTCGGAAAAGGATTTCATCAGCCAATCCCATAAACCGCCGAAAATATTGCCGATGCTATCCACAATGCCGGAAAAAGTATCCGCCAGTGAAAAACGGCTAAACCCGTTACACAGATTATTCCAGCCATCCGCGATCCCAGACCGCACTAAATATCCCGCCGACCCATTTCACATAAGCCGCCACCATCTTAAATGCCGTGGTGTTCATCATGGTGGCTTTAATTTCGTCCCAATGCTGGATCAGCTTATAAATGCCGTAAGCGAGCAAAGCGATAACGGCAATAATCAGCAGTATCGGCCAGCTCATAAAGGTGAAAGAGACACCCGCCGACATTGCCGCAATCCTGACAGCCAACAATACCCCGTGTAACACACGTAATGTAGTACTCCATGCAATAATGGCAGCGTTATAGAGCCATACTGCCGCCGCGCCCAATTTCAGACTCAAAGTACAGGCTACCCAAATCCCCTTAAGGCCAATCCAAATAAATTTAGATACGCCCATGACGATATTGGCGACAGCCCCCGCAGCGGCAAAACTCAGAATACCGATGGTGATATAACCGACCCAACGGGCGATATTCGGAAACAATTTCAGCCAGCGCACCAGTAATTGACCGGCATTGGCAAGCCTATTGACCAGTGAAGAGATAACCGGGAGCAATGTTGAACCTACGGCGATGCGGATATTCTGCCAAATGGCGTGTAACCGTTCCCACGGGTTCGCCATCCGCTCGGCCATTTCGCGAGCACGTTTCAGGCCATCATTGGCCCCTAATGCCGAAATATTCTTACGCAGTATATCCACATTGCCATACAATTGTTTTACGACAATGGCAGAATCGCCAAATGCCTCCTCAATTTCCTTATTGTGCCTTAAGGTTGCCCTCAATACTTTTGCCATATTTGGCCTGTAGCTTTTCCAACATTTCCGGCAGGGTTAGCATATGACCAGACGCATTAACAAAACTGATGCTAAGTTTTTTCGCGCCCTCAGCGGCATCGGTCAAAAACGATTCATAAACACTACTGGACTCTGTACCCAATGAACGGTGCAATTCCCCCAATACCGCCAATTGTTCATCAATACCTACCCCGAAATGCGTTCCTGCTGCGCGGACCCCCTCCATCAAATCCGCAATTTCCTCCATACTGGTGCCAAATGTTTTCGACATGATGATAGCTTTTCCCGCCAGTTCCTCAGCAAACTGAATATTCCCTACGGCTTTAGCATGGCTGGAAAAATTCGAAAACATCTGCCCCATATATTTAGTAGTATCTGCCGCGCTGGATTTCAGGGCGGCGGCGGTGATATTGGCGATATGGGTCAGCTGCGGTAAGTCATTTTGTGACAGTTCGCTAATCTTCTTACTGATTTCCACCGTTGATTGCACAAATTCAATCTATGCAGCAACTTCGGTATATTCCTGAGCATCTTCTTGCGCCACGGACTTTTTCTGTCAGCCCATCGCCCGCCATCCGGGGATTGCTGATGACGCACATGGTGTCTTGCCGCCTGAATCNCCCCGTATTTCGCCATCCGCCATAACAGACGTTGGCGCTTTTTCGGGGGTAGCTCAAGGTCACTCAGTGCGTTTTGCAGTGCCTTAAGCTGATTTCGGTTTAACTGCCCATTCATCATTATTGGATTTGTCCAACGGGTGCGTCTGACTCATTCACACAATGCACAACCCCATTTTCAGCAAACCAGATTTCAGTATCAGCCAGCCTCCAGCGCTTACCCTCAAAGGGGACGATGCCGTTTTTATCTTCACGCATGACAACAGGCTCTGACAGTGACAACGACACCACAACCACAGCGGTTTCCTCATCCACGTCAACGGTCATCGCTGGCCGTTCATGCTCCAGATTGGAATCCCCTAAATCATTGCCCTGCCCAGTCAGCCACACCTCTATTAACAATGGGACATATCGCGGATCAAACTCTCGGTACGGGAAACGCCCCCAGGCAATCACTGCCTCATACTGCAGGATAAACATCTGGTATTGCCCCAGACCTAAATCCCGTTGCGCAGGAATAAAGCGGATTTCATCTATTTCACTGGTAAATTCCGTCTTACAGAAACGTTCTGGCAGGTTTTCCCGCAAAAATGCCGTTAAATGATGTAATTTGCTCATATCATGCGTACCGTTGTGCGCCGGTATCCCTTCATATTACGGATAACAAAAGCCGCTTCCGCTAATAAACGGGGACGTAGTTCAGGACTTTCCTGTGGCGGATTAGGGGCACGACTAACAATAGAAGTGTATTCCCCCAACAGATCCGCTTTTGCCCTGGCATAAACAGCCTTTTTATACTGACCAACTAACATATTAACGCCATTGATAGCAATGCCTGGCACATCTGCGGCTTTCTGATAGCCTTTTGTCTGCAATCGGACTTTCAGACGCTGTAAGTCAAGATTGATTTCAGCGGCACTTGCCAGCAGTGCATTGGCTAACAGGTCATTATCTAAGTCAGCCGGAATATTGCGGTTCACCTGAAATTCCCGTAAGTTCAAATCCGGCCAAAATCCGTCATTGGTCAACGGCTCATTCCGATAATCTACGGTGTTGCCATTAAACATCTCGCCTCTCTCATCCATAAAAAAGCGGGCAGTCCGGTTTCCACGGCCATAAACATTGCTGCTATACCTCCACCGCGCCCGCTCCGGCTTGCGGTAGTCTTTTTTTATTTGGTTGTTAATGCCCGTAAACGGGCGGCAATCCGCTGCCGATAGGTTTTTACTCCTGATTTAGGGTTACACTGATGAGCTTTTGATAACCAGATATCCGCCTGCTCCAGCACATCCAACCTATCAACCGAACTCGCCTTAATGTCAGCGTTATCCCCTTTTAGCAGGTTCAAGGCAGCAAATTTGTAGTATTTGGCCTTAATTTTTTCGTGTACTTTCCATTTGCCAGTGACATTCTGAAATGTCCTTGAAAAATAGGGTTCAACACTATTCCCGGAGTCGGCTTCCACCTGTGCCCAGAGTAAAACAGTGTCAGCAACAAAGGCCGGAAAGCCACTGCGAAAATTGTCGGGGGTGAGCTGTCCTTGCTCAATAGCGATATCCGCCCAATCCAATCCTTTGGCAAAATCCCCAATATCAAATAACCAGATCACGCAGTAAGCAAAAATCGGGTTACGGTAAATTTCCCCCTCGGCTAAGTAGCGTTCCGCCGTGGGCAGATAATTAGGCAACAATTCCCGCTTTTTCATCTCCACCCGTTCCTCCGTTAACGCCAGCTGGCGTAACCGCTTAATATCCTGCTCAATGGCGAGGGCTTGCAGGTACATACTCGCCCCCTCTGCAATGGCAACCGCTTGTTGCCGCGCCAGTTTCTGGCGAAGTTCAACCGCAGCCCGGTGTCGTTGAGCAGGCGACAGCATTATTCTGTATCCAGTTTTTCAGCAAGTTCAGCCACAGTACCGATAGTGACGGCACCTTCATCATAGGCGGCATACAATTCCGGGGTTTCAAGCGCATAACCTTCATTGCGCAGGTATTTATTTTCAAACTGTTTACGGTCATCCACAAATTCCGCCTTACGTTGGCGAGTATTGCGCTGTGTCAGAATTTGTAGGTTAGACAGTAGGGTGACTGACATACGTTTACCCGGCATAAATGGCGGGATCATGGCCGGACGGCCAGCGATGGAACTCCCCAACATTTGCGCCGCGATTTTTTCAGTCGGTTTATCTGCCGCCTGATACAGTCGATATTGTTCCGCTGCCACTAAGTCAGCACCGACCAGTACCATCAAGCGCGGATCATGCCTGAATTGTTGCAGAATACAGGCGTTAATCAGGTCTGACGCCATCGCATCCAGTGAGGTAAAATCACCGTGCTCATCCAGTTTCACCGGTGTCGTAATCACCTGCTTGCCGTTATTCCATTCTTTAGCGATTTGATGCCAACCCATGTTCACATCTTCACCATTAGGATTGGCTTCCGGGTCAGTGGTCTCCGCCACTCGCTGGCCGTTAAAACCAATACGGATCATGTCCAGTGCAAAGGATTCATGAGTGAATTCCTGCATACGTTGGAAAAATTCACTTTCTGAACCAGAGTTCGCCCAGACAGATAACAAATCCCAAGGCAAGGCGGCACCGGAATCAGTTTCAACCAAGTGGTATTTATTACCGTCAACACCCGTTTTACGCATAAAGCGGCCATCTTTTTTACGCCCTGTGAATAACCCAGGATTGCCGACTGACACTACCTGGCCGGAAAGGTGATCCACATCCGCACAGGTGATCATGCTGAGAAATTCCACGGATTCCAACAACGCACTGCGCAAGACGGTTTCTTTTGGGTCAGTCAGCGCAAAGTAACGTGATGTGTCTTCAACCCCATAGGCTTGGGCTAACCCCGCCGTATATTTCTGCAAAAATGTCCGTGCCCGATGATTCAGTTGCATAGCTCTTCCCTTTGCCTTTTTCCATCATGGAATTACAGAAATTTAAAAGGCTCGTTTTTGTCGCCTTTTGGGTTACGCGATGGTAAGCGGGTAGCAATACCGTCCAATTTGTTAAACTTTTTTAGAATATCGGGCAAACTGTCACGTAAACGCGCAAATTCTTTGGTATCGACAACCGCTTTCATTGTCTCGACATCTTCCTGAACGTCAGCGACTGCTTGCTCGGTGGACTCCTGCTTACCCTCAAGCGCGGTAATTCGCGCTTCCAAATCGGCTACAGCCTGGGCCAACGCCTGCAACGCATCATCGCTTGATGGTTCTGACTTAGTTTCTTCTGGTTCTTCAATGTTAAAAAAGCTTTTCCATCCTTTTTTGGACCTTGCCATGTCGTTATCCTTAATGTGTTTAACCTCATCAATAACCAGTGGCTTATACGCACCGAATCGACGATGTTGGTTCCTTTTTTTAAATTGCAGACGCGTTGTGCCCACACTGGCGGGTGAGTCAGTCACGGCCAGTCCTTCCAGATAGGTTTTGCCGGTTCCGCGAAAATCACCATCAGGTGTAAGTTCAACAGAGGTAAACAGTAATTGTCCCTCTCGATTGGCCTGTAACAAATGATGATTGGGTCGCAGTTGCGCATATAAGCGTAAAACCCCGTCGTCATCTCGCCCGGCTTTAACGGCTAACACTTCACCCATTGCCCCGAACCCACGTTCATGTTCCGGCCAAATGCGAGCGGTGTACAACGCTGGGTTATAGAGTTCGGCCGCATCTAAAATCCATTGAGGTTCCATCACTCGGCCATCAACCGTATCGCCTTCCATGGCAATACATATCCAGTTAGTCATTAACTGAGACATATTTAATTCCTTCCATTTGAATCAAATACAGTATTGCGGATTCAATAAAATGTTACGAATAGTTTAATTCTGATGAATTCGGATATAACGCCATAACCGATTCAGGTCGAAATTGAATTAGCGTCAGGATAAATTTAGCCCTGCATAATATGATTACTATGGCTAAATACTCTGATGAACTCATAAGTGTCGCCCGTTCTTTATACCTGCGGCGATATACTCCGGCAGAAATTGCCCATGAATTAAATCTGCCGAATCGGCGGATCATTTATTATTGGGCGGAAAAATGGCATTGGGCGGATATGCTCAGCTATGAAAGTGTTATCGAAGCCATTAACCGCCGGATTGCCGTGCTCAGTGAACGCAATAATAAAACCACACTGGAATTAGACGAACTCGACCGATTAATTGCCCATCATATAAAACTGATGACACAGGAAAATAAGCATAAAGAAAAGCTGGCCGAAATTAAGGTGCAAGAAAAATCAGGCGGTGATTATATCCCATCCAGTGATGGTGAACCCAAGAAAAAGAAACGCTATCGTAAAAATGATATTTCGACACTGACTAAAGAAGATTTCCAGAAATTTGTCGATGAGACGCTTTTCGGCTATCAAAAACATTTGCGCAATAATCTGGCAAAACAGATTAGAAATATCCTCAAGAGTCGGCAAATTGGCGCGACCTGGTATTTCGCCTTTGAAGCATTCGAAAATGCCGTGTTAACCGGCGATCCTCAAATATTCTTATCCGCCTCAAAACCACAAGCAGAAGTTTTTCGCTCGTATATCGTCAATATCGCTGAACACTTCTTCGGTGTAACGCTGACAGGCAACCCTATTCGACTTAGCAACGGCGCCGAACTGCGTTTTTTATCAACCAATAAAAACACGGCACAATCCTATTCCGGTCATTTGTATTGTGACGAATATTTTTGGGTGCCTGATTTTAAACGCCTCAATGAAGTTGCCTCCGCAATGGCAACCCATGACAAATGGCGTACCACCTATTTTTCAACCCCCAGCGCCAAAACCCATCCCGCCTATCCATTTTGGATGGGTGACGAATGGCGCGGCAATGATCCCAAACGTAAGAACATTGAATTTCCCTCTTTTAATGAACTGCGTGACGGGGGTCGTGATTGCCCGGATGGTCAATGGCGCTACGTCATCACGCTGGAAGATGCCATTAAGGGCGGATTCAACCTGGCATCCATTGAAAAACTGCGGAACCGCTATAACCCAGACACCTTTAACATGTTGTATATGTGTGTGTTTGTTGATAGTGGCGCCTCTGTTTTCAAATATCACCAACTGGAAAAATGCGGCGCTAATATCCATCTCTGGGAAGACCATGATCCCAACGCACTACGTCCCTTCGGGGATCGCGAAGTCTGGGGCGGCTTCGACCCGGCCCGTTCTGGCGATACCTCAACCTTTGTCATTGTTGCCCCGCCCATGATGGCGCCCGAAGTTTTTCGGGTATTGGCAACGTTCTACTGGCAAGGCATGAACTGGAAACATCAGGCGAAACTGATCGAAGATCTCTTCAAGCGCTACAGATTCACCCACATCGGCATTGATACCACGGGGATTGGTCATGGTGTTTATGAGATGGTGCAAAACTTCGCCCCCCGACAAACCCACGCTATCCACTACAATCCGCAAAGCAAAAACCAACTGGTCATGAAAATGATTGATGTGGTCAGTGAGGAGCGTATCGAATGGGATGTGGAACAAAAAGAAATTCTGGCCTCATTTCTGGCTATTCGGCACACCAATGGCATTCGGTTAAGCTTCTATGCCTGTGCGCCAAAACAGTTCCAGCGAGTTCGGGGCTGCATAGATTTTCTTGGATAG